GCCTGGTTGAAGCCCTTGGTCTCGTCGTCGTAGGTGTAGATGTCCTCGGAACCAGTGTCGGTCTCAAGGGAGGCGCTGGTCAGGCCGTACAGGCGCACGGGCTGCATGGTGCCGTCAGTGGGCTCAGCGACAGGGGTGGCGCCAATCGAGAACACGCCAGCGGCGTAGGAGATTTTCTCGTCTTGAGCGATGATGTTGGTGGTGTCGACGAAATTGCCAGCACCAGAACCCACGCCACCAGTAACGCCAGTGAACGCCACGTCAACAGATTCTGCCTTGAGGGGGATCAAATACAGATCGTACCCGAAGGCCGCAGAGAAGTTTGCCATATAAGAAACGGGAAGACCCGCATGAAGGTACCTCGGGACCTTCTCGGACCCGTTATCCTATATTTCCAAAGGGCCTGCTTCAGAGGATTGGCATGTTTGACTTAATCAGTACCTTAGTCTGAACAAGCGCACCCAGGCCATCAGTAGCAGCCACTGTCTGGACGCTCTGAGCCCCTGCAAAGCGGCTCATTACGTGTTCTGCGGCTATCTGTAGGTTATCGCCCTTGGCGGGCTCCCAGGCGATCAGGAAGAGGTTCCAGGTTGTCACCATGTAAGGGGAGTCGGTTAGATAGTCCTGAGGCTGAGTCTCACCAGTGTCCTGGATAATGCATTCAATACCAGCGACGTTCCTCAGCGATGGCATGTCTTCGCCAGGGCTGACCACTGAAAGTGCTGCAATTGGCCCCTGCCCAGTCTTGAAATCGTAGCTACCTAAGTAGCCCAAAAATGTAGCATCTGCTGCCAGGGTGTCATAGATAACTTGTGCTGATGTAGGAAAAGTCTGCACGAGTGCCCTGAAAACGCTGTTCTAGTGTTCCTTTCAGGTATCCTTAAGGTAAGACATAACCACGGAGGCCTCATGAAGCCCAAGAATACAGAGATTTGCTCTCGTGGTGCTGTCTGGACGCTAATCTGATGCACCCCTCGCAGGACTACACGCCCGTCTACGAACGAGTTTCAGATTACCTTCATAACATGTCTGCTCTAACACGCGGTGAGGCCCGCCGTCAATGGCGCCAAAGCATCAAGGACGCATGGAACAACCGCTGTGCCTACTGCGGTAATCCACCGATTGACGACAATTCTCTAACAATCGACCACGTTCGCCCCAAGTCCTGTGGTGGCGAAGACCGCACGTCAAACGTAATCCCTGCCTGCCGCGAGTGCAATCAGGACAAGTCTAGCCAGGAATGGGTTGCCTGGTACCGTATGCAACCCTTTTACAAGATTGAATCCGAGTGGAGAATCCGCCAGTGGCTATCTGGCGGACTGCAGAACTTCGGCCCTTACGATGAAGAAGACGCAAAGGTCGTTGATGACTACATCAACTCTATGGATCTAAGTTGGCCAGATGGAACAAAGTGATGTCCTCCTGGGCAATCACCTTGGTTGTAATCTCGGGAAGGTTTAGCGAGTAAGTCTTCCCTCTGTCATCTGTAAACGTCCTAGACTTTAAAGAAGCGCTTTCCATGGCGATCAGTAGCCCCTTGTATCCACCTGCCGAGGCAACTGGATGCAGCAGGATTGCGTCTTCACAGACAAGCGCAGCAGTCGAAGGCTTGTAGCCTTGCTTGGCCTGACCTGAGAGCTCTTTGAAGCAAAATAGCGCCCAAGAAGGGAACCTGTTTTGCTTGACCGCCAACAAGGCGGCGGAGCCGTAGGCGCCATCTGGAAGGTTAAGGTCCTTCTTGTCTATATACAAGGCGTAGTCAGTGAGTTTATAGGGCTCTTTGCGACGCTTCGGATCTCTGTTTATGTTGGCAAGAACGGACGTCTGCAGGGCAATAGGGGCCTCTTGTTCGTAAAGAGACCTCCTACGCTGCTCTGAGCCATTCCGAACGGCCTCTAGGACGTATGGGTAAGGCAGATTGTAGTAGTTGTCAAGACAGAAGTCTTTATCCCCAGGATAATAGCTCTTGAGAAGCCAGTAGAACTCCTCGAAAGGTATCAGCTGGCTTCCTGGTCCTTTCCCACTTCTCCTTCGCCTCCAGCGAGCTCATCCTGAGACTGGAGCTTTTCAAGGCTGCCATTCTCTTCATCGACATAGAGCTTGTACAGTTCTTCAATAAGCTCTGGATGAAGCTCCATAACCTCTTCCATGTCAAGGTCTGGGTCAACCCTGGTAATAAGGAGGGCAGCGGCGCCAAGGAGCTTCGTCTTCTCGGTTAGATCGTTAACCCGCTCCATTACAGCAGTCAACTCACCAGCGTAAGCTTCGGCGTACTCTGGCAATGACTTACCAGAGCCCATGTCCTCGAAGACCTGCTTGGTTGAGATGCCCTGCTCAGCCGAGATCTTATTGACCAGCTGAAACAGCATTCCTTGGGAGTTATCCTCCTTCAGGGCGGTCTGCACGAACATCTTCTCGCTAACGGTCAGATATCCCCGACGCTCAACCAGAATCTTACCCGAGTTCTCTGTGCCGATCTCTTCTTGCACTGGCTTGAGCCGAGGCTGGACAACGAAAGGAAGCTTGGCCACGATTCTATTTAAGACTGGACTATTATACCGATCAAGAAGAGGGGAACACCTCCTTCCACCCCTCGAGGAATCCTTTCTGACCAGCAGGTCCGCCGTTAAACTCGGGCAGGCCATGGGTGCCGTTGATCGTAGCCTCAACCCAAGGGCGCCCAGGAATGAATACCGTAGCTGCGTTGGGATTGCCGTAGGGCTGAATTGCGCCGCCGTAGTGCATGAGTGCCGCGTAAGGCGCCTTGTATGCAATCTGGATGGTCCCCTTAGTTTTTAAGAACGACTCCTTGAGCTCCAGTGATGCAGCAAGCTTACCTGTGTCGACAATATCCCTGGGCGATCCAACCGTTTCACCATTCGCTCGCTGTGTGTCACGAGGCCAGTTCCAGACGTCAGAACCAATGTTCTGGTCAAGGGCAAAGGCCAAGTCCTTAGATACGTACGACACGGCCTTCACCAGGCCCTTGGTCATGGCCTTGCGCATATTGGCCATGTACTTTTTATCCGTCGCCTGCTCGTCGGTCACCTCGAACTTAGGCAAGTTGAGGTTGATCTTTTCAGAGAACTTGAACTTAGCCATTAGTTTTGCAGTTCCGAACCCGTTAACTGGATCTCGACCCCTCCAATCTCCTTGTAAACGATCTCGTCGATACCCTGGCCACCAAACACGCCGCTAGAGCGCTGAATCTTAGCTGTTGCCATGACGGGATCCTGGCCAAAGCGGAACTGGCACTCCTGACCAGTAGCCAGCCAGTCGTATTGGGTTGTCACCTGCTGCCAGACTAGCGCAGACTCGTCAGAAGTCTCCAGGTCCCACCCAGCGGCTACCTGCACCCACTCCAGGGCATAGCCACGGTAGTAGAACTGGTCTCCAGAGGCTCCTGGCATCATCTCGCCATCGAGCTGAGAGGCCAACGGGATTGCCTTAGAGCCAGAGGACACGCCAGAGTACTGTGCCCGCTTAATAAAGAGTTTGACGAGGTAAGCGTTGGCAGTGCCCGTAACCCATCTACCATTGACTTGCGTCACTGTACCCTCATCTGGGACCAGCATACGGCCATTGGCGTAGGGAAGCAGCGGGGATGCCATAGTTGTCCGTCCTCGTCAGGTTAGTCTTCCCATTAAAAAAGAGGGTCGCCACAGCTTCCCTCCCTTCGGTCGCGTCGCTAGCTTCGCTCCGCTCAGCGGCACTCCTTACAACCTGAAATAGGCCCCTTCACGTATTGGGCGTATGCCTTATTGATAACCGTATCAGCCCCGCATTGACACTTAATGGGTACCGTGTCAAGGTTCAGTTCCGCAAAGTGCTCCTGGAGGGCCTTCAACGGGCCTGAATCATTTTCGGGGTGAGGCATCATGGGGCTAAGTCCATACTGGTTACAGTGTACCAGAGGTGTCTTAGCACTTCCATCTGCGGCGGGCTGCCTTGCCACGCTCACCAGTCCAGCCTCTGCTGCGAGCACAGAAGCTTTTACGGCGTTTTGCGGCCTTACTTCCTGGCTTCACTTTACCAGTGACGGGTGCCTGCAGGTTGGAGCCTGTTTTGGCGTTAATACGCTTGCGACCCTTTGCGGTTAGGCCACCTTTTTTGGATTTGCAGCCATTTTTGATGCCACAGCCCTCCATGGCACCCTTTTTCTTACTTGATCCTTTCTTTGCAGCCATGGTTGAGGCCCTCTTAGGAGCGGATTAGGGTGGTCATCCCGTTGGTGCCGCCAATATAAGAAGAAAGGCACGTCGAGAAGGCGAAAATCTGCTCCAGCTCCTGCTTAACGCGCATCTTTTCAGC